TCCGTTACCGATCCTTATGTCATGAGAGAATGACGTAAAGTAGTCGTCAATGACCATGTTCCGCTGAATCCTGGCACTACCGGCATAACCGAGCCAGAACTCCATGTCACCGAATGCGTCGGCACCCTTTTCTTCGATGTTGACGCTGATCTGGCCATACGTTTGCTTCGTACTGTCTTCATCATCGCCAGTGAACAGGATGCGTCCGATAGGGGAGTCATTCTCATGAGTGCCGTCACGACACAATTCTATAGTTGGTCCATAATTAGTAACGGTGGTGTCTGTGCTAGTTATATTTAGAAGCGCAGTAGCGGAAGAGGACAACGCAAGAGTCTTAGCGGTGATGTCTTCGGTAACTGCGAGATCGTTCCCAATAGTGACATCGTTGGGGAGACCAACAGTTACGGCTGCTGTCTCTGAGCCAGAACCAGAAACCTCAATCTCGTTAGCGGTACCGGCAACAGTAGCAATGTAGTTACCAGAGGTATGAGTCCCAAGAGTCGCTGCAACCGTCAGGTCTACTGCGCCATCACCGGCATCATCATAGGCGGCTGTCAGACCAACGTGGGTGCCGTTCGTTGCAATCTGGGCACCCGTAATGTCTTGGACATTTTCCGTAACGAGAGCCAAATCGATAGCACCATCACCGGCATCATCGTAAGTAGCAGTGATGCCAGTGTGGGTGCCATCGGTAGCGAGTTGTGCGCCAGATACATCTTGTACAGCCTCAGTAAAGTCTGTGACTGCAGTAGAGGGAATGGCGATTGTTGTGTTAGCCGCAGTGGTCAGCCGGCCATAGGTGTCAACCGTATAACCAGGGACCTGGGTGGCACTGCCATAAGCAGCCGCAGAGACACCAGAGACAGTAAGTGTAAGATCTACAGCACCATCTCCAGCATCGTCGTAGGTGGCCGCTATGCCCGTGTGAGAGCCATTGGTGGCCACCTGAGCACCCGCAACATCCTGTACCGCTTCAGTAAAATCAGTAACAGCCGTAGAAGGAATAGCAATAGTGGTATTCGATACAGCCGTAAGATGGCCCTGGGCATCGGTCGTTAGTGTTGCCACCTGTGTGGCACTACCGTAAGATCCAGCAGAAGCTCCAGAGTTATCATGATTAATAGTATTACCAGAAATAGTTAAATACGTACCAGCAGTAAATGCCTGCGTACCAGTAAATTGGGTAAATGTAATATCATTTGTTCCAACAACATGAGGATCACTCGTTGTTGTGACTACAAACCCCTGTCCGACATTATTGGAACCAGCCAAAACATACGCCGATTCACCCTGCTTAATCTGACCTGTCGGAGCGCCATCAAAGTCAACGGCACGGGTCAATATCCACGCTGCCGAACCAGACGCACCCTGAGCGGTTACGTCATAAATACCATTCTGAAGAGCACTGGCTTGGTCCTGAACAAGAACCCGATCCCCTGTCGTGGCATTGGCGCCATCTACAACAAGGCGGGCTTGCGAACCAGCGGTGAGCGTTGCCCCTACACCAGCAGTCTCGTTGCTGTAAGTTGGTGAGTTAGGAAGTACAGCGGCAGTACCCAGCTTGACAGCCTCATGCCAATTTACAATACTTTCATTTGTTACCCACTTGAGACCAGTAGTGGCACTCGAATCAGCAACTAAAACTTGGCCATTAGAGCCAACAGTCAGCTTAGCAACAGTGTTATCAGCAGTACCGCCTACAAGATCACCCTTGGCATCTATAAGGGCAGTATCAATCGACCCCAACCCGCCATAAGCTAGAGAAGTCCAAGTAGTGCTGCCGTCACCAATCTTGTATTTTGTTGTATCTGACTCTAAAGCAAACTCGCCATCAGCCAATGTTGGACTATTTGAAGTCCAATTAGCCGCCGTATCTCTCCTGAACTGAATAATTGCTGCCATTACGCCGACGCTCCATTTGTTCCACCATCTGCATTTATAGCGTAACGAACATAGCTGACCGCGGTACCGCCATCAGCTTCTGATTCAGATGTTCCAATATTTCTCCAACCAGAAGATGAACGGAAATAAAACTTATTATTAGTAGTGTCCACAGCCGTTGTACCATCAGGAGGCGTATCAGCCGGTGTCCCACTATAAGTTTTGGTTACAATACCGCCGGCTGCTATAAAAAGATCATCCGTCTTAAGAGAGTTTGCGGCAGTGCGATACAGGGTGACATCACCACTGGCACTACCAGATCCCCAAGTCAACTTACCACCAGCGTCAAAGATAAGGCGAGACTCCGTGTCTCCCGTTACTTTAATACTTAACGCCTCTGATGCTGCAGAACCTGCACCGTCAATTGCTATAGATGTCTTAAAAGCTTTAGCCACGACCTCAACCGTCCTATTGTATTATAGCAGATTTCCCTCAAGAAATCCATCTATTATTTTTAACCAATCACCACGGCCCTATAGTCCGTACCCGTAGCGGGTGCCGTACTAAAGGTTATAGTAACCGTACTCGTTGTAGCATGTGCAATATCAACCTCAACTTCGGCATATGGAGCAGCTGACTGATACACAGTCACATCCACATCCCTAGTTCCAAGACTATGTGTCACCGTAAAGGCAGCAGCAGAATCGTCACCAGTTAAAGTTGCAACACCCCTTGTAAGAAAACTCAAAGCGGTCTTCGCTGTTGCTGCAGAAGTGTAACCACCACCATTCCCAATGGGAAGAGTGCCAGTTACGGCCCCTGTAGATAAATCAATAGTATCCCGACTCAGCACACCGGAAGTAAGGGTAAGACCATCACCGCCAATATCACTAGCAATCGTAAGACCAGAAGCGCTTGTTGTGAGTCCTGGGTTGCTATCAAGGTTAACAGAAATCGCATTACCAGTCTTTGTAATACCATTACCAGCAGTGATGCCGGAAGCGGAAGCAAAGTGAGTCCACACAATTGATGTAGAACCCAATGTAATCGGATCATTTGTCGTGATTACATACTGATGATCACCATTTACTGTACCTTCATTAACCCAAACAAAAGCGCCACCAATTGCTTCACTGGAAGCATCCATGTCGGTTGACCGACTGGCCGCTCCTGAAGCAACTGCGACATATACACCATTCTCTGAAGCAGTAGTCTGATTCTTTAAGAGAACACGATCACCGGTAGCCAGAGTAACACCATCAACAGTATCGCCATTTTCAAGTGCAGTAGCAATCGCAACATTCGCAGTGCTCGCCACCCTGACAGGATCTTTAACATTCAGCCCCTGCTTGGTAGCATCGACATAAGCTTTGGTTGCAGCATCAGTATCAGCAGTTGGCGTACCAACACTTGCAATTCGCTGAGAGTTAGCAGAAACGGTATTAGTTGGTGCCGCCATCTCATCCAAACGGTTAGTCTGAACCTGAGTATCGAAGTCAGAAACTGTACTCGCAGTCTGTGTTCCAGTATGATTAGCTCTTGCTAGATGATATGACCCTTCTTGACCATCAAGAGTGTCTGCATCGAGACCAGTACCTGTGCCGTCTACTGTCAGGAGGGAAGCCAGTAGTTCAGCAGCGGTTTGGTCTGCGGTAGAACCGGCCTCGATACCGAGGATGGTCCTAACTTCTGCTGGCGTCTTGGGTTGTGGAGTATTATCGCTTGTTGCATACAAGAAACTTGTAGCATCAAAATCTGTCTCCATGACCGCACCAGCGGAATTGACGTTGGTCGCATCTGTAACATCTGCTGCAGCTTCGATAGCATCTAGCTTCGATTCATCAGCCGCAGTAAATCTGTTGACAATCTCCCATGCTGAATTCGCCCGCAAGTAAAGCTTGTCATCGTCAGTATCGTAATAGATCTGACCGTCACTTGGAGACGAGGGTGCAGTACTTAAATTCTGCACTACAGCATTTCTTAATTCATTCTTATTAAGGTCAATATATGACTCTATGTCAATAGGGACCAAAAACTTTTTAGCCATTGTATTTCCTCCTAGACTATAATTGCCTTACCGGCAAAAGCATTATCAAACGTCGCTACTATTTGATTAACTGAATTATGTTTAATGTCTCCAATAACATGATTTCCAGAAGAATCAATAATATCTATTGATGGATATCGACCTTGATTGTGATTTATTGTCCACGTTGCACTTGCTGAACTCTGATCATGCACCACAGTAGTAGCAGAACCGGAAGCGCCAGTGGGACCGGCAGCGCCAGCAGGTCCTTGCGGACCAGTAGCGACACCAGTCAAAACTATAGTTGGCGTAGCCTCTACAGTTAAAGTATTTAAGGCATCTGTTTCAACAACCTCTGTCATTATCTAGTGACCTCCGGTGTAATACTTACATTACCTTGCACTAACCTTGTAACCGCTCCGGCTGAAGTTATGATTTCTAAATCATAAACGCCAGTATCAGGAGCAGTTAAAGCAGTAGTTACAGATGATGCAATAGTAACTACAATCTCACCATTAGATGCTAGAGTTATATCACCAGCACCGCTAGTCAAATCAACCAAAGCAGAAGTAGCAGCATAACTGTTACGAATTTGCATTCTTCCAGTATGAGTACTTAAATTGACGGCAACACCGCCAGCCGTGTAGGTGAACGTTCTTGAAAACGTTTCACCCTGATTTACGATCAGATTATAACTAAATGCCATGTACTGATTATACCACCGTAGTAATTTTTTTACCAACGACTAATCAAGCGCTATATCAAGATCATTTGCTTGAATAGTAAAGGTATCTCCCGAGGCAGCGACAACGCTAGACGAAAGAGCACCATGAATTAATAGATTACCACCAGTATCAGCATCAAAAATTCCAATATGAGTTACCGTAGCAACCGGCATACTCGTAAACGAAATGCTGGAGGAATTAGATACCGTCCCACTCGCCGCTGCACCAAAGGTTGCGGCCTGTCTAGTGACAGCCACTTCAGTACCTCCAGAACCAGTATCAGTTGGACTACCCACATACAACGCCAAATACACCGTTGTGACCGGTGTATAGGACGCATTCCTCAATGTATGATCAAGGAGTTTATTTTCTAAATAATTAGACAACCCCGACATGTTTTCCTACCGCCTACTCGCCGTAGTGTTCTTTAACCTGTGCTTGGGTAGCCGCTTCAAACTGGGTCGTTGCTAGAAGCCGTTTCGCTGTCTCAGCATCTACCAACTGGTAGGGGTGCGCCCTAGTGAAATCGACCTCTCCAACAGAGTAACCATATCCATGACGCAAAAATAGCATCTGGTCACCCGACGGTGCTGCTGCAGCCTTTTTGGGCGCAGCCTTCGCAACGGGAGGAGTTTCGACTTCGGCATTCTTCAAATCTTCAGTTGTAACTACATCTTTTTTATCAGCCATAATGAACATCTTACCACATTATATCATCAAACGCAAAAAACAGAACACCCCCGAGAGGCATCGAAGCGACCCGGGGGTGTCCTAGTGGTGGTTTATGATCTAAACCATATATTGTATCCGCAAGCTTAATTATGCCCTGATTTTAACATCCTGACTGATTACATAAGCTTCAGCGTTCTCGATGTTCTGAGCAACCCTGTTGAACTGCGTATACTCAATTGTGTCCTTCTTCGGCTTGAACTCACGGTAAACCGTGATCTCACGCTGAATACCAACAATATGATTGTTGGGGAAGGTCAAAATGATGTACCCGTGATTTCCACTGGGGCTAGCATACGTTCCAGCGACGTCCTCTGGCATGAGGGGAACCTCAACCAAAGGAATACCGAATGGAGCAAGCCCCGTTGAACCGGGACCTCCGTTAGGACCACCCGGGTTGCTGTAAAGCCTATCACCCATAGTAGAACCGGGCGAAGGCGCACCAGCAGTAGCCTCAGTTGCAGAATTTGGATTCTGCAATGTGTAAATAGTGTCCTGAACAATGCCAGGCCCACTAAAGTACCGCAACTCGTTACGACGCTGCAAGTACTTGTTCGGCATCTTACGCAAAACTGCGTCAAAAGACGCACGACTCACATTGGATCCAAGCCCGTCGTGAGTAACACCACTTGCCTTACCCAGCTTAACAAAGCCGTCCTGAGCTTTAAGTAGCCCATTGGCGCTTGTGGTATCACCATTAATCAGAAGATCATCCATATCGTTCGACGTCTGACGCGCCATAACCTGAGCGATATGATCCTCCAAGGAGTCACCAGCAATGTTGTCCTCAAGGGACTCAGTGCTGACCTCCCAATCCAAACGGAGCTTAACTGTCGTTAAAGCGACCTTAGTAAAGGTCACGGCAGAATTAGCACCCGTATCGGAAGCCTCAGTTGCTTTTGCGAGCAACCGTGTTCCAACTGACAACTTATCGATTTCCATAGAAGGATTGCTCATACGAACAACCCTAGACTGCTGCATAAGAACAGACTGATCGATAACGAAGTCAAGAAAACGGTTGGCCTGAGCGGGCTTTAAAATACCGCCAGAAGCCGCACTAACAACAGAGGTAGTAACCTCATTTGCTTTTTGAAGTAATTCTTCGTTAGCCATTTATAATTTCCTCCTAAGACTCGTATCCAAGAGACTTAATCAGATCCTGAGGAAGGAATAGGTTGCCCCAAAATGATTCGGGAGCGCTCTGCTCTGCAGTCTTAGCGACTGTTTCCTCTACTTCATCTGTCTCATCAACACTCTTTTTAATTGCACCAGCATTCTCAACGGTTTCAACACGAGTGTTGATCACATCAAGACTATCGGTGACTGATTTTGTGGACTCATCAACCTTAGCTGTGAGTTCGTCCTGCTTCTCAGTCATTGCATTAATGGCAGAGGCCAATTTCTCTTCAATCAAAGTTTCTACCTTTGTGGCAGAAGCCTCGGAATGAGAAGCTAGCTTTTCATCAATGACAGTTCCTAGAGCTGCAGTGAGTTCATCGATATTCATATCAATATCATCTCCTTCATTGATTTCATCTGCCATAAGTTTAATCTCTTCCACTTCAGCAGTATTTTTTTCTACAGCGTCTTCATCAGAATCAACAACAACATCCGATTCCGCATTAGCGGGATCAGACATCCATGTCAAGAACCTCTGAAGAAGCGAGATCTTTTCTTCCAACTCAGCGCCCTCAAATACCCCGTCAATTGGCGGGGTTTCATCAGACGTAGTTAGAACGTCCGTATCTTCCATGTAAGTAACCATATCAGAATAATTCTTATCATGCAAGTCTTTCACGACATTACAGTGGCATCCACCACAATCACATGTGGATCCAGAACATTCAGTTTTTTCAATTACATCATCTTTAATACAGACAATTGTATCACCAATTTTATTACATTCAATTTCATCAATTGCGAGAGCGTAAGACAAGCCCTCATCGTCAGACTTAATCAACGTGATGTTAGCAACTGGGTTTGCTGGATTATCCACCAAACTCAACTCACCAAGCTCATACTTGGTAACTACACTAACAGGCTGACCACGAAACTTTCTTGTCTCGTCGTCCTTGCGTTCGAGAATTCGACCACCGATAGAGAAAGCACCAAGGGTGCCATCCAAAACCTTCTGCCAAGTATCCTCTGCGCCCTTCGAGATATAAGCAGAAACTTCCACACCTTGATAGATGTGTCCATTGTCGTTAATCTCAACGGGACGATGACCTACAGACTTACCTACAGCCAGAGGCTGGTGCATCTCGCGTATGTTCCCCTGCCAATTTTTAAATGCTGTCATAGACGCGCCGAAATCAACGACGTCTCCTGACTTATCTACATTATCAGCAGTGGCTACACCAACCACAACCCTCTCTTCATTTTTAACCGAAGAGATAGGAAAGATTAGTTGTAAATTTTCGCCATGCATATTATTGCCTCCTTATGAAGCTATGGAGACCATTGTAACATATATCTGATTTAATTACAATAAGTCTTAACCCACAGCAAAAACGGCCAGAGTAACAGACGCAGTGATCACTTCAAACTCAGTGTAGTCACCAGGAATGCAAACGTACTCCGTACCGCCAGCAGGAATCAACACAGACACATGATCATTAAGCTTTACCGTAGCATCAGTCGATGCGTGAGTATTATGAAAATAAATACCATCAGTATGATGACCCAAACTAATCTTTGAATCAGTGCTATCCACACTAGTACTTGAATATGTTATACTACTATTTCCGTACATTTCGTCCTCCTATTTTTCTTGTTCACGAACCCCGTCCGTGTCTTGTGCGGAGCCTCTTTCATTGCTGGCCTCGGGATTCGCAGAGTCATCTCCATTAGCGGGGGTATCAGCATTGTCATTACCCTCAGGAGCGCCCTCTGGCCTTTCTGGTTCTTCCTCTACCATGTCTTCACCGGTGAACGGATTAACACCCGTCTGCATAAGCAACTCCATCTTCCTAATATTACTTGGGAATGGCAGTTCCTCATCACCATCGTCACGGTCGGGAAGACCCAACATGTTGCGTACCTCATTAGGCGAAACCACCTCAGTACGCAGATATCGATCTCTAATCTTCGACTGAACATCTTCATCAACCAAATCAATCTGTTCAAATCTAAAGTCAAGCAGATCAGTGAATTCTTTAACGATATTGTTCATTTTCTTTTCTATGATCTTTTGATCCGGCCCCACAACTTGAACCTTAAACGTTTTATCCGCATCCCTAGATACGGCTAGATTGGCATTATCATATACGCCAACCTTCGGGGCTGGAACTCGGTTTGCAACTAGAATTTCATCACGATTAGACTTTCTATACTTATCGAATGACGCATCTTGAATATTGGCTTCTAGTTTCTCAAACCTAATATCTACATCACCGCCAAGAGAGGCTGGTAGAGGAACGATCAGCGTTCCATGATTTCTGCCTTTAACTTCTGTTCTGAAATAGTTTACCAGTTCCTGCTTGGATTTGTTACTAAGCTTAGCCCCCTTAAGAATAATTGCATATCTCGGAATGGCTTTATTTTCAAAGTAATCGATATTGTAATTCTTTGCGTACTTGTCTCCCAAAATAGCACCAATGGCAGTTACCGCAGACGGCACACCATAGTAATTATTTGTAGGTGTATATGCCTTAAAATGAATAATCTCATTAGGACGCCCATCGCTATTGATGGGATCTGGCGTTTCCAAGTCTTGGAAATTTCTGAAGTATACCGACTGGATCTTGCTGTGTCGAGCAATCTGCACAAAGCCATCACGCATTCGACGGACCCGCATATTGACAGCCGGTATGTGGCCAATATATCCTATCTTGCCGACATTAGTTCTACCAATCTCAAGATAAGCATTACCGACAGCGAGATAATCGATCCACATTTTGACCATAGTTTCAACAAACGTATCTTCTAGGTTTGATTCATCTAACAAAACCTGTAACTTCTTTTTTTCACGAACCAATTCTAATCTAACTTTTTGCCTCTTATCAGGAGTATCTGCTCTCTCAATGCGTCGCTTGGTTTTTTCAGAATCTTGAAACATATATCCTAAAGCTACAGTGTTTGCAACACGAGCATTAATGGCAGCAAAATGAGTAGTATTAGTTTCATATAAATCAGCCAGAATATTTAAATCATGTGGCGGCTCAATAACATCATACAAAGCGTATCCGTCAATCGAATCTGGATCAACAGAGCGAGATGATGCATCGCCTAGTCCCTTATTTGTCTTAGCCGGCTTAGCCTTTTCAAGCTTTTGATATCGCCTCTTCATCTTGGGCGACTGTTTGGAGAGATCTATCTTCTTAAATGGATCATCGCTAGTGTACTCAAGAGATACCTGAGTATAGCTGACGTCATCAATTTCAACTTCCATACTGTCGTCTTCCACAAAAGATGTTTCATTCATAATTATCCTTTATGAGGTGCCACTTCTATAATGGCATCCTCCACCGGGTCCGGTAAGAACCCATCGCCCAGTCTTCCCTCTTGTTCTTTTCGCTCTTCACCGGAGACTTTTCTTGCCCCATCAACCCAGTGTGGTTTGCCCCCATTATCTGATCCGGCCCAATACGTTGCAGCCTCAATCATATGTGATTCAACTCTGCGGTCACCAATCATGCCTTCAGCACACATATAATTTCCGTCTCCATCCGTAATAAAGCCACCGTCTGGCATTTTCCATAAACAAACGCCAAACGCCGACTGAGGCACGATGATACTTTTACCTTTTTTTACAATTCCGTTACTCATCTATGTGTAGAATATCAGATTTTGTATCAAAAAGCAATTCAATCATCAGAAATAGGACTGGAATCATCGCATTCCTCATCCATCAAGGAATACGATTCTATCAGACCATTCACAGTCGGCACATTCAATGTGGTAGGCGGAGCGACAGAAGCGTTGACTTCGAATTCTTCAACATCCCCATCTGCGCTTTCATACCAATATGTTATATAACTATCCGGTGCATTCATACCCTATAGGGCGCAAGTGGGGCAATCAGGATCATCGATCCTGCACGCCTCAGCCTCTTGATCCAAATCAAGAGACATCTGATTGAGCACCTGTTCATCTCGAGAGTTGTCTCGATAGATGGTGATACCCTTGCACCCAAGTTCATAAGCCAATCTGTACAGTTTGTCGGTGTCTTCCACTGAGAAGTCCGTCGGACAGTTGGTTGTCTTGCTGATAGCAGAATCAACCCAACGCTGGATTGTCGCCTGAACCGCTACATGCTGTTCTGGCATAAGTTCCATAGCCGTTACGCAGTATTCTGGTAAATCTTTCATGTTCAATTCAAGATCAGCAATAACGGATACGGTTTCCACTTCTGTTCCAAGTCTAGACTTTCGAGTGTACTGCCAATTGAAATATGGTTCAATACCGGTCGATGTCCCCATCATGGTGCCAGTAGTTCCGGTAGGAGCCACCGTAAGCAAACAGACATTGCGAATTCCATGCTGCTTAACCTGCTCTCTAATTTCTTCAGGCATCCCCTTCATGTAGCCAGATCGCAAATAAGACTCCGCATCGAAATGCTTAAACTCGCCTTTAATCTTTGCAAGGTTAATGGATGCCTGATACGACTCGAATGCGATAGTTTTAAATAATTCATCAATAAAGATGAGACTATCTTTTGATCCATATCTAAGTTTCATACGAATCAGAAGTTCACCAAGGCCCATTACGCCTAGCCCTATTCGCCGGTTGTTGGTGTGATTCTTTCTAATAGAATCAAAATGATATTCATTAATGTTAATTACATTATCTAAAAACCTAACAGAGGTCTCTACGACATAACGCAACTTGCCCCAATCAAATTCCGTATTGCCATCAACAAACTTAGATAAATCAATAGCCCCCAGGGTGCAGACGCCGTATGCCTCAAGAGGCTGTTCGCCACAAGGGTTCGTTGCTACCAAGGGAGCAAAGTAATGAGAGTTGCTCATTTTGTTTGATCGATCTAGATAATGGAGTCCCGGCTCAGCAGAGGCATGTGCAGAAGAAACAATCTGATTCCAAATATCTACCGCACGAACAGTTTTATAAACAGTGACTTTCTTGCCAAGAACGTTATGCCAGTAGTTAATGTTACCATCCCAAAGCTCATCATATTCGGAGTCTTTAGTATCTGGAAATAACAGATCCCATTCGCCATCTTTATCCAAGGCCTCCATAAAGGCATCAGAAATACACACCGACATATTTGCATTTTCAAATTCACCGGGTGTGTGTTTTGCATTAATGAACTCTTCTACATCAGGATGCCAATCATTGATCATTAGCATCGTGGCGCCGCGTCGTGAACCTCCCTGCTCGATAAGACCCGTAGACAGATTATACATCTTTCCCCAAGAGACAGCACCGCTAGAAATCCCGTTAACACCAATAACAGGAGCATAGCGAGGCCGCAGAGAAGACAAGTTGATACCAACGCCCCCACCCCTTGAATGGGTTTCTGCCATTTCTTTGACACTTTCAAAAATGCCTCCCCTTGAATCTTTGGGGCAGGGTAGCACGAAACAGTTCTGAAGAGTCAGACCCTTCGTGCCCGCCCCAGCGATGATACGCCCGCCCGGAACAAAATAATCAAAAAGAATATCTTTAAACTTTGCTTCAATCTCTGCGATCTCTTCTCCCGATTCGCACGCCGCTAAAGCAGATGCAACACGAGTCTTAACATCCTCTACCTGCAACTCTAAAGGCTTAGAAACAAGATCCATTTCAACCACAGCAGTCTTGCCATGATAAGTAGTAACATTTACTAAACGATTACTTTCATCAACATCATCAACAATAGAAATCTCTTTAACGGGCCACTTAGGATCAGGGGTAACTATTGCCAAAACTATATCACCAACCGCAAGCTTACCTTTCGGTGCTTTTAATGTATACCTATCTAAAAATATTTTATAACCTTGATATCCACTTTTACGAAAAAACGACGGGATTTCAATTACCCCACCGCCAGCCTTGGGTTCAACCTCACTCATTTGAGTCAGATCCATAGTTTTATTTATAACAGCCACACTTGCTCCTTTACTGCAAAAATCCCCCGCTTTTGTGGGGGTCCGAGTAAACTATGATAGCACGATCCTGATTCCGAAGCGAGGACATACGCGTAGGTTATTAAGAAATTTCCAGAAAATCTAGAAGCTCATCTGTAACGTGGTCCCATGTTTCATATTTATGAAGAATACGGGCTGAACGCATGGCTTTTGCCTTTTCACTATAGTACTCTGTTGTGACTTTCTTCATCAATCTGCACAGATCTTCGTAGTCTGGATAGGCCATCTGAGCGCCAGTTCCAACAAGGTTGTGATGTTCGATCTCGCGCTCCGGAACGTCACCCCAAGTTGCTTTAAGAGGCATAGACATATCAGCGAATTGACTGCATCCAGTAAGTTCAGTACAAATAGTTGGCATACCTGTTGCTATCGCCTGGAATGGAATCATCCCAAAGCCCTCACCTGCCGTAGGGTAGACCATGCAATGACTATTCTTGTAAAGAGCCACTAGTGAGTCTTTAGGTATAAATCCATTTAAAATAGTAATCTGCGGGTGTCGATCAAGTTCCTGCAATGAAGGCTGGAGAGCAAGATCTTCAATACCTTCCGAAACTTTAAGGATTAGCTGATAGTATTCATCTCCATCAAAACAATCTAAGAACGCTGTGATAACCATTTGTATATTCTTGCGTATACTTTCTCCACCAACATGCAAGAAGTAAAACTTGTCACCAACCTCTCGCTCTTCTACAGACCACTCACTCGAGATGCCATGTGCAAGCACATGCACTGGGGGATCCAGATTATACTGTTCAAGCACTTCTTTACACCACTCACTTGTAGTCCATACTTGTTCACACTTATTAAACTGATACACCCAAGCTGGAGGAATAGCCGTATACTCCCAAGGAGTGTAACCAACTACTTTAGGTACATCAAAATGATAGTAATAAGGTAAACAATAGTTTACGTGCCACTTCGTTCCAGTGGCATTCCACAGCACGCGCTGTCCTTTCTCTTTGAGAGATTCGAACAGGTTTAAGGATACTTCAGTATATCCATGACTACGCCAAGAAAGACCTGTAGCATCCATTGATTGTGGAGTGAACCACGATATGTCTGTTTTTAAACCCATGTCATCACATTAACTCCTAATTCAGCAAACGCCATAGCATCTTCTTCTGACATCCAATATTGTATAGGTCGTCTACAGTATTGGCATCTTGTAATACCAATGTACTCATCGTCTATCTTACAGACTGTTATATAATCTTCATCTATAACAGGAGTAGGTGGACAATCATCACATTCTGCTAACGCTATGTATTTCATTCCCATAATGTTATATACCTTAAGAATATAGAAAGCTAGCTACTAACCGGCATGCTTGGCTAGCAGTAATGAGTCTAGCGTGATTTTTTGCAAAAGTGGTGGATGCTCATTATTTTTTTTTGATCGCTGCAATATAAACAGATTTATGATAGGGTGAAAATATGAAAAATCTTGTACTTCATACTACATGGTGTATGATAGCAGCATTGCCCGGATGGTTAGCTTTTAAAATAACTGATCATGTGTTAAACTACTGGAGTGTGGTTTTATTGATACTTTCTGTACAATTAGCTATCACGCCAGCACTAGCAATAGTGCAAAAGAGGTAAACAATTGAAGATTGCACCAGCAACCGGTCAAGATGTAACAGAGATTGAGGAAATGGCACTGACGGTAAAACTCTTACCAGATAATCAGGGCGACCTTCATCCTGTTTTTTATATTATGTCGCCCAGCGAAGATTATGATGTAACCATCATGCATCTTCGATTGCTTATCGGTGGATTAGAACTTAGTATAAATAGTTTAGATAATATGATATCATGCATGCTTAACATGATGAAATCTAACGCCATTGAATCCATGAAGGAATTGGGATTTGGGGATAACCCCGTAGAGTTAGAAAAAATCCTTGGGTTTATTGCCAGTCTGGAGAACGATGGTGAAGAGGATGCTGGATAGCGGAGTTAGAATCCTTGGTAGAATAATACAAGACTTTCCGTATCCGGAGAGGGAATGTGCTTTGTGTAGTCTACCCCTCCAGTTGGTAAATGCTATTCATTCCGATCAAGACGTACATCACTTTAAAGCGATCTATGTTTGCGGATATGAATCATGCGAAGCGTTCGATTACGAAAGTAGAAAAGCTTACGTAAAGTTATACTACTCAACGGAAGAAGCACATATAGTGTTTGAAGATGTGATGCTTCCCGTCTACGGCAGAAGAGAGAAAACTGTCAATGAGGATTAAATAACATGGCGTGGATTTGTGGACATTGTGACTCGGAACTTATTTGGGGTGGAGATCACGACATAGAAGATACCTTTGGTCCATTTATAATAGTGAGTAATTATACTTGCCCCGGGTGTGATGCATATGTTGAAGTTTCAGTATGAGCCTGCCCGTAGAATTTCTTTTGGATTATAATAAAAAAAGTAGTACACTTATGGAAGTGAATTCGGAAGACTTCTGTGCATACACAGAAGAATAGCATAGGCGGCCTTGGCCGTTCTTTGCATCTCCGGGGAGGTCACAATGGACGCAGGTAACATGATCACGCTTTTAAGCTTGACGATTACAAATATTGTCGCTCTGTGTGTGGTATACATCCGCCAGAAGCGATACAATGATAGGAATTATGGAGTAAAAAATGGTCGGGGAGATTTATTTCTACAAATAGGGAAGCTGCAGGACGAAATGCATAGAGAAACTCAGCTTCTAACTTCAGACGTTGCGGAGCTACGTGGTATGCTTCGAGTACATCTGAGAGAAACTTCAAGGTCACATTAACGTGCGATTGAAAGACAAGTGTTGTACTTGGCGAAACGGCCAAGTGCAGATTGTTAACCATAAATGGATTCCGACCTATCTGCAAACGGCACTAAGCAATGGACAACACTTGAAATGGCTATGGTGTAGTGGCTGCCATCTGTACAAGATGGAAACAGTAGCGGAAAAAGCAAAAGCGAAAGACATTATATCGGCTTGATTTATATCCCCACACATGCTATACTTGATATTGAAAGCTTCACGCTTCTGATATTTACCCTCGGGTTCTATCAGTCGGCGTGAGGTTTTCATTACGTTACAGACGTATGTCGCAATAAGTAACGCATGTCACACTTCGGGGAGATGAAATGAAGAAAATAGTAAATTTATTAAAACGACGATGGAATCGTCCGCTTAGAACCTACCACTACCACGAAGAAGTACTGACCGACGAATTGGAGCGGGAATTGCTGAAGGCCTACATGGGGACCGGATTCAGGGGAAGAAACTTCTAACCTTCGGTTCCCCCACCCAGCCCATTCACTATGCTATACTAAACCAGTGACATGGCTATACACCCCCGACACTTATCACTCTGCTCTGGTATCGGAGCAATCGACCTTGGACTTCAAAGCGCACTCGGAATTGAGTCTGTGGGTTACGTCGAAAGGGATTCCTTCGCTGCGGCTGTTCTCGTGGCGCGGATGGAAGAACAGACAATGGATGTCGCACCTATTTGGGACGATATTGAATCCTTTAGAAGCTCAGAATGGAGTGGATGCGTGGATATCGTATCTGCGGGCTTCCCCTGCCAGCCCTTTTCATATGCCGGTAAGCATGGAGGAACAGAAGACGAAAGATGGCTCTGGCCTTACGTTCGTAGAATTAGTGAGGACTGCGGGACGAGCCAGATCTTTATTGAAAATACACCGGGGCTTGTCGAAAGAGGCCTTTATGAAATTCTCCACGATCTTGCCGAAATGGGGTACTCTGCGGAATGGGGTCTGTTCAACGCAAGTGATGTTGAAGCGCCCCATAAAAGACAAAGGTTATTCCTTCTTGCCCACAGGGAGGACATCGACATCCAACCGTGGCTTAGCAGATCTAATCTCTATACCCAGCTCAGAAAGCAAGGGATGGGCAACGCCGACAGCCAACATGTGGAAGGAAGTGGGGCCGAACATAGATTGGGAGAAAAGGAATCACAATCGGATTACCAACCTGACAGTACAGGCTGTTTTGTGGCCGACACCGAAGACACGGGACGAGTCTCATGGATCCGAAAGTCTAAAGGATGGGAAAAAGAAAAGCGAACACAGGGACAACAAAAACCTGGAGGAAGAATCGCTGTGGCCGACTCCGACAGCAAGGGACGCTGGAAATTCAAGGAGGGCGACGGTCAAAAAGGATTCATGGACCTCAAACGATGGTACGACACTTACGGATGCTTCCCACCTTCACGAGAAAACAACGACGCATGGAGACGATGGATTGAATCAGGTCTACCTCAACCCACAGTTCGTGGAATTACTGATGGGTCTGCCTATCGGGTGGACCGACTTCGCTCCCTTGGAAACTCAGTCGTACCACAGTGTATAACAATGGCTTATAACGTATTATTGAATAGATTAACAACAGAAACGAGGCCGGTAAGATGAAATTAAACCTTGGTTGTGGAAACCATTTCCCTGAGGGATGGATCAATGCCGACCTTGATCAACACTGGCACGAAGAAGGGAAAGATATTTCTCTTGTGAGAGGCGAACCTCTGCCTTGGGAAAACGACACCTTCGATCAAATAATATTATTTCTTGTATTGAATCATGTGCCGTTAGATGAGATGGATAGTTTCTTATCAGAAGTAGAACGAGTTCTATCTCCAAAAGGATGCCTACTAGTTCTTGATGAAAATTATCCAGATGGCGTACCTGACCATAAAATAGATGGTGTTAGTGATGGTCCGGGCTACCGCAATATTGAAGCGTGGCATTGTTACGCCGGGTCGTTAAACAAATTGCTACATCCTGTTTTTCCTAATATCGAAACATTGTGGGAAAATGCCAACGAAGATAAGGCCATACTATTTACTGATCAGCAGTTCATTGAAGGTGGACTATTAGATTGGACTGATTCAGAGGGGCGGATATGGCCTATCAAGGGGCTTGGACAAAATAGTTGTCTAATGGTCTCTACAGGTCCGGTAATATGACTTACCCCCTCGTTATAGAAGACACTTCTTTTGAAGACATCATGGATGATCCTGACCATTTTGTAAAGCTATTCAGAGAATTAAAACTTCTCATCTTCCCCGAACTGCATCTTTCGGAAGTGCAGAATGCTCAGGTGCGGGAAGCTTTCGGATACGGCTTCTATGGTCACCATGACGAAACTCACAAATTTTCTATAGAGCGACATTTAGATGAGTATTTTGGTGAGGTTGGACCTGAAGATCTGTTAGTTCAATGGCATTTGGAAAATCTAGACGATCCACACCCGCCAGTTGCTGTTGGATGGAACATGACAAAATTCGACTGCCCCAAAGGTCATGGGAACACCGGGTTTGTCAACATGATGAACATCTATTCTAAATTAGATCAGGAGCATCAGGACTTTTATAACAACCTTTCCTTCATAGCGTATATCGGTTCACTAGAAGACCCCTATGAAGTTGCGGAAGTTTATAAGAGAATGGCTGCAGAAGAAACAAAGATTTTACAACTGTCAACTCAGGGCTTCAGATTGAAGTCAGGCAGCGAGACCCCGGTTAGAAAAGCAGTTGTTCCACACCCGCTCACCGATGAATTAACACTCAGGTATGTGCCGGAGCCAAATAATTTGGTATTACCAGAGTTCCATGAACAAAGAGAAGTTGCTGACGCCGCACTTATAGAACTAATAAACGATCCAGACAATCAGGTGTGGTGGGAATGGACTAAGGGTGACTACGTTTTTGCGGACTTGGTTGTTACATGCCATTCAGTCAAGGGTGGATTTGCAGACGGAGAAAGAGTGCTCGATGTAGCTTTCGGTCTGATAGGGGAATACCCCAAACATCTTAGGGAAGAATGGCAACCCGACGATCCCCGTTTCCTTCCCGAAAACTCTTTTGGTGGAGGATCTTCTCGGGGAGCAGGAGGCATTGCAAGGTGAGTAATGACAGATAGAGAAAAAATAAGAGAACCTTTACGAGGGGTCATTCGCTGTAAAGAATGTTTGTGGTATATTGGTAATAACCTACTACGGGACAGAGAAAGAATCTGCCCCATGTGCGACAGTAAACTGGAGGAAAAATGAAACCACTATTTTTTGGAACAGTCATAACAATCTCAGGCGCAATTATTGCCGGAGGCCTAACCGGGGAATGGTGGGGGTTCGCTATACTTCTTCCAGCGGGAGCATACATAGGATGGAAAATAGGAGAAACATGAGCCAGATATCGAAAGAAAGTTTAGAGAAGCTACACGATCTTGCTTCATCCATAACTGTAAAACTTACCTTTTGGTTCGATGAAGACCATTTCGAAACAGAAGAAGAAATATTGGAAGCAATCAACTATTGCGAAGCAGGCGAATTTGATACCTTCACCGACCAGTGCATCGACGAAATACTCGGCACAATACATTCAGAGTTTTTCGATCCCCCATCCCAAAGCCCAATGGGTCAATTTGATCGCCCAATGGGAATAGAGTTGGACACGAACGTATCCTACGAGTAAATCGGCCTTTAAAAAAAATTTTATTCAGTAGATTAACACAACCTATTCTTCGCGACTTTCGGGGGAGAAAATGCAGGAACACCACGAATACACCATCGAACACATATACCACTTCACATGCGGCAAATGCCGCCAATGGTGGTCATACGCACAAATGGAGTTGACACTCCCCCACCACATCAAAGCAAACTTCACATGCCCGCATTGCGGACACGCAGAAAGGATCGCATACAAGACGTAACATGGGTAAGCTAATCGGAACAGGTGAACTACCGTTAAATCCCGCAGCCAAAGGGCAAGGCCACCCCATCATGTTCGGAGACCCGCAACCCGCCATCCACTTTGAACCCTTCCCCGAAGGCGGCGGGTACCCAAAAAAATTCGTCGAATGGGCACTCCGCCAAATGCAATGCCCCCACCCCAACCAAGTACTCCACCTATGCTCCGGGTCCGTAACAAGCGGAACAACAATCGACATACGACCCCAAACAAACACCCAAATCGTCGCAGACTGCCGCCAAACCCCCTTCCCCGACGAAACATTCGACTACATCATGTCCGACCCACCCTACAGCAAAGAATACGCAAACAACCTCTACGACACAGCCGACAACTACCCCACCCCATACCAGATAGTGCAAGAAGCCAGCAGACTACTGAAACCCGGAGGCAAACTCGGGATCCTCCACACCCAAGTACCCGTCATCCGCAAACCAATGAAAATACTAAGCGTCCACGGCATAACACTAGGCTGCGGATACCAAATACGAGCATGGACACTACTCAGAAAGGAAACAAACCAATGGCAAACATCGTTACATTTACAATAGTATTCGCACTAACATACCTGACGCTAGCGAAGCTAGACAAAGCAGGGAAACTGGAAAACCTCAAAAACTACCTGAAAAAATACCCCCCACACTAGAAAACAAGGAATGCTCTCAGACCGCCACACAGCCCCTCTGACAGCCTCCCGCAACAATACTCAACCCCACCCCACCACAGCCCCCCACAGAA